TAGCCTGATTGTTTAATCTTTTAATCAGTAGTTCGTCATACTGAACAAAGTCTGGAGGCGAGTATAGTGTTTTGTTTATAACGCTAGTTAGGTCAGTCTCTTGACCCTTACTCTTAATATATCTAACAGCCTCAAAGTATGTCCTGTTTGATATTGTCATTACAAACTCTTCTAGACTTTTTGTAACTTGACATCCAAAACAAAAAAACCTACCATGCTCTTTTGATACTTCTCCTGCTGGAGTTCTACTATTATTATGATATGGACAGTATACGATTAATTCATTACCAAACTCTGCCTCAACATCTACGCCAATTCCGTTTAAGACTCTTCGAATCTGATCCTCTGTATAGATATCTGTCATATTATTTACCATCTTCATAATCTTTATAACGATAGTATCCCTTGTCAAAATCTACCTGCACCAAGAAATCACCCATAAAACCATTACGGTTCTTTCTAAATACACACTCAATAATGTCACTATTAGTAGCACGACCAAGCGCCATAACCCAGTCAGCATCGTAAGCAATTTGTCTAGACCATGCAGTTTGACCAAGTGTTGGAGCGCTGCTAAGATCTTTAACATCATCTGGTGTTGCAGAAGAGATAGCAATAATAGGAACTTCTTCACTAATAGCCATGAGTTTAAGTTCTCGTGAAAGATTCTTCATTCGTACCGTTTCATTATCTGACTTTTGATTTGGACTCATAAGTTGCAAATAATCTACAATAACAAAGTCTGGTTTGTATTGATCAATCTTTCCACGAATGACAGATGGAGTTACCTCACCACCATTATCATTTGAAATAATGTGGAATTCTGGTCTACCCTCTACTTTATTTTTATGCCAACTCTTTAGCATATCCAGTTCAACTTCACCGTTGCTAAGTTTTCTGTGTGACCAAACACCTTCACCCATAATTGCAAAAACTCTATTACGAACCTCTGTCTCAGACATTTCAAGGGAAATAACTAATGGAGACTTTCCTTGCTTCCATGCTTGAACAGCAAAATAAAGAGCCATCCAAGATTTACCAATTCCAGGATAAGCAAGGAAGACCCCTAGTTGACCTGGCATAATTCCAGAAGGTAAGTAGTTATCAAAACCTGGCAAGTTGGTTTTAATTCCAAGTTGACCATTCTCTTTTTGTTTTTGAACATTTTCATAATATGCAATGGCAGACTCTAAATCCGTTGCATCAATATCACGTATAGCAGAAGTATTCTTCTTTAGTTCTGAAGTCTTAGTAATTAGTTCATCAAGGGCTTTTGTTCCTTCTCCACCCTGAACTTCTCCAGCAGCAGATCGAAGTATATCTTTAAGGCTATCATTTAGGTATTCTGTTTGTAATTCTTCAAGGTGATGCTTTGTTGCACCAATACCAGCAACTGGCTGGAAGTCTCTAAACTTTTCTACAACTAGGGATACTGGAGGAACACTTCCATTATTCTCAAAATACAAACGAATAAAGTTCCAAATATCATTATGAGTTCTAAGAAGATTTTCAACATTTGCCTGTAGTAAAACATGCATTTGCTTATCTTCAAGAAGTGCGGATATAACTCTTGCTTCTGTATTATTCACTAAGCCACTTCCTCGCTAACGCCCTGCGCTCTTTGCGCTCTTCTAAATCTGATATATAATCTTTCTTACCATTAAGAATCTTTTCTGCATTGTATGCAAAATAATTCCATGAAGGTTCTTGTGCAACACTAAAGTAGTACTCAAGTAGTTCATAGCATTGAACAATACCATATGACTCTACAAGAGCATCAGAAGCCCACTGTTCTACATTTAAATTTAAAGATGGCTTCTGCTCATACTTTGCTGTATGTAACTTACTGTACCTACTGAGCAAAGCCATACGGTCTTTGCGTTCAGCCATTATGCTTCGGCAGCCTCTTCTTGTGCTTCTTTGATCTTCTCTGTAAGTTTATCCTCTACAAACTTGTAGACACGTTCAAATGCCTGGTCTGTAGTTTCACCTTCACGCTTGTTGTCAACAATGCCAAGGTCAAGTCTTAATGACTGGAAATTACCAAGATTAAGAGTATAGCCAAGTGTTACATTTACTTTAGTTGAATCGTTTTCCATTACCCCACTACTTTCTTTTGTTTTTATAATTGTATCATACAAAATTAACTTTAGATATTTTCACTCCATACAGGAATGTATCTTCCATCTTCCGTCTTTGTATATGTAAGTATACCGTCTCCCATTCGCCGTGTCAACTCTTGACTTGTAGGAGTCATATTGTTTGTTATTAACTTATCTTTTCTTGGTTGACCAATATGAATGCTTGCTAAGATTGCCCTTATTTCTCTAACGTGGTCTTCTGAGTAATAAGCCCTAATTTGAAAACCAGTTTTACCACCAATGCTAGATCCAACTGGCTTAGGAATCACTCCTCGTTTAATTAAACTTGGCATATACTTTCTATGACGATTAACTAATTTAGCAGTCTCAGCAACAGTATATGCTCGTTGTCTATTTTTTCTAAAGTCAGATCTTAAACATGTCTCTATTCTATCTTTGTTAATATTATAAACTGTTACCATTCCAGTAGAACGTGAACTATGGTATAACCTTACAAGATCCCCATTTAAAAACCAAACTTTTTGATTTCCTTTTATTACAGGGTCGTTATTGTATTTTTGGCTCTGGATTTTTCCTTTTGCAGTATCCATCTACCTTGCTCACTTTCTAAAGGAGGGTGAAAAAATTGTCTAGACCCACACAGCATACAGAAGATTTCCATATGTTCGGTTGTACTGTATTGTCTATCGACAAACATACGACCTTTGCATTTTTTGCAAAAAACCATTTCCCACCCTTAATGTTAGTTTGGTATGCCAAGAATAATTAAATTAACCGCTAAAGATAAATCTCCAGAGGCACCAAATCTTACGATTCCTTCTACTCTAGATGTAGTAACGGTTTTTAAAATAACGTTAACGTTTTGTCCCGCAGGAGTATTGCCAATGTTTACTGGAGTAGCAGTTGCTATTGGTTGATACTTAAAGTCGCTTGGAAAATCATATGAGAATGTTTTTTCGTTTCCTGCTGATACTGTTGAGTTATTTGCTACTTCAACATACCCGCCGATCATACGAGCCTCAGATGTTTTTACACTTTGCTTTCCTGCGCTTACGGTATCTACAGTAGTATAGTTATAGGTTGCTGAAGAAACCTGTGTAGATAAATCATTAATAGTATCAGCCAACTGATAGATGTATGTAACATCTAAAGGTTGTCCTCGTTCTGGTAGCGGTACTTTAGCCATTATCTCTCCATTATATCATTAGATCGTGTGCATTGCAGGGCTATAAACTAAAAGATTTGAAGAATCTCTTGAAATTGGTTCACCCTTTAAATAAACTTCTACAGTTACTCTGTTTGGTGCTTGCTCTTGATCTACACCGTTAATATAAAATGTTGTTGGATGAACAAGGTTAATAGAATTACCAGAAATTCTTTGAACATAGTTAAAATCTCCTAGACCTGCAGCCTTACTCCATTTTACCCATACATCATAATCTTTTGCTTGTCGTATAACTTGATTGCCTATCTTAACAGTCACGGTATCCCAAGCAACTGTAGTTATACCAGATGACACAATAGTTATATTTCCAGAAACATATACGTATCCAGGATCAAGAGTAATTATTGGAGACCAGTGAGATGTTCTGTTTTTATCTTCAGATATAATTCTATATCTAACGTCATATTTTTCAGTAACACTATTTATAGTTGGAAGGGTATCTTGCTCTACTTTAACTTTTTTAATAACTTCATCAGCCATTACGTTACCCCTATTGAAAATCTAAATTCAATATAATTACTTGTATTGGGGGACTTAATAATTGTTTCTGCCCCGTCTGTTTTAATTACAGAGTATCCAGTTAAACCATACAAAGGATTAATCGTTGCAACATTTTCTAGCCTAATAGCATCTAGAGCAACATAATAATCTTCTGAAGGAACTCCTGCATCAATAACACATGCATAAATCTTTACAACTGTAACTGCATTCCAAGTAAAGTTAGCACTTGTATAAAGTTCTTGTAATTGTTTTGTTATTACAAAGTATCTATTAGTTGAAAAATCTTGGACTACTTCTGGGTTTCCAGATGTGCCATGATTTATTTCTGCTTCAAATCTAGCATATTCTCCAGATTCATCATCAGTTGATGCAAAGTCAACAAGAACTCTAACTGTTTCTGGAATTGCGTTGAAGTCTCCATCTTTATTTACTAGAGAAAATGCAAGTTTTAATTCATCAATTGGCGAGTTTCTTGTAAAATCAACATTTGCTCCAGTTAGATGTATGTGATTTGATCCAGCCTCAATAACAAAATGATCTTCTGTTGGACCACTATCTTCGCTTATAGTAATGTCTGAATCATCGCCCTGAATAAATATTGTATTATTTAAAAATCTACATCTCTCATATCTTGCAGAACGAGCAGGTTTATAAAAAATAGAGTTATCTGCGTTTGTTTGAAATACTGCTTCTGCTATTGCGATAACGTTGTCATCGTTTGGATCATCAAGAGGTGCTGAGTATGAAGGTATTGCTACTGCCGCAGCAGCGGTGTGATGTTGCCAGTTTTCAGCAGTTGTAAAAGCAAACACATTTTTACTATCATATGCTCCTGCAGATGGATTAGATCCAGCAGAATATAAACCGACTTCTGTTATCTCATATCTTTCTTCTGTTGGTAGTTCTGCAGTAAGAACAATTTTATTAACACCACTCTCATTTACAAAACCTCTAGATGATACAGGAATTCTAAACATTTCAAAATCTAAGGCTTCTTTTGTAGCAAAATCACCTGGGCTATCCTCAAGATCTAATGGGGTTGGTCCACACCCTACGGCAATATAAGAGGCATAGGCAGGAGCCTGACCAAGCATATATTTACCTATAATGCTCTTACCAGTATTAGTTATCATGAGGTTATTTCTCCAAATTCCGCTTCATATATTGTACCACTTACCGTGATTTCTACCTCTATCTGCTCGTCTGCTTCAACATTTACAGCCTCAATAACTAGATTCCCATTAGTTGAGTCTAGATATACATGTTTTCCACTAGGACCAGTACCTGTTCTAGGTATTTTATTTTCTAGTTTAATCGGGAAGTTAGCAAAATACTTATCAGATGTAGCCTGAACACTAAGGATATTGTTTGGATTATACTGTTGTTGAATAGAAGATAAATTTTTAATTGGCTGATACGAAACTTGTTGACCATTTACAATATCATTACGAGCAATATTAATTAATTCTTGACCACCAATATTTTCAAATATAAGGTCTGTCATTGCCTCAATAGGAAGTTCATCATCATTAAATAAAACAGTATCAATTGGTGCAGTTTTAACTGGTGGTGGTGGAGGTAACGCTGCTGCAACACTTGCCGTAGTTATATCTGCTGGAGTTAGTGGAGTTGCATTTGTAGATCCTCCCCAAGAAAAATCTGATGAAGATGATGACGAAGAAGATGAGGAAGAAGATGAGGAAGACGAAGATGAAGAAGAAGAACTTTCTTCTACAGTTGCTGGAATAAGTGGTGTCTCATCTTTTTCTTCAAATGCTCCTTTAGGAACTGGTTTTGGAACATCTACTACAGGTGTTTGAGATTTTGCAGGAGTAGATACTGTTGGTGGAATTTTAACAATTGTTCCAGCAAATATTGTATTGCCACCTTTATATTTTGGATCTTCTGTAAATTTTGGATTAGCAGCAAGAATTGCTTTTACTGTAGTATTATTTTCTTTTGCAATAGAACTAAGGGTATCCCCTCTTTCTACTTCAACTTTTATTGGTGCAGCAGGCTTAACTGTTGCACTCTGTTTTGGATTTTCTGGTGCATAAAATCCAAAATCATCTGAATCTCTTGGCACTTTACACCTCGCTCAAATATGCAGTCATACTTGGTCCATCATTTTCTCTTGAGTATTCAATATTATATACTACAAACCTACTTGATGATGATGCAACCAAATCTAAGTTGTCAGAGTCTTTATAATCAATAGTTACTATGTCTCCAAGTTGTAGAGTTGGGATTGAAAATAAATTTACACCAACAGATTTCTTTGGATGCATAATTTTATTTATAATCCATCCCATTAATGCCTCAGCATCGTCTGGTGTTTGAACATACATACTATCTATAGTAAATTCATTTTTTCCGTAGATCATTCTACTCTGTCTAATTTCATCATATTTAGATTTTTCTACAAGAGGAGAGTAAGCAAGCGTATCACCCTTAAACTCTGGATCAGATAAATTTCCACGTTTTTTAAAGTATTCATCAACTGTTAGTTCATGGGTTGTGTCTTGTGTAAAGGTAATTCCTTGTATTCTTAAAAAGTTTCCTGTTGTTTCATCTAGACTTAAAGCCTTGTCCGTAGCGTTAAAAATTAAAAATTCTGCTCCATAAGAATCTGCTTTAAACCCAGAGGTTGTGTACCCCTTGATTCTATTAAATGTTGGAGACAACTGTGCATAAAGAGCAGGGTAAGCACGATCATACTTAACATCAAAATATGCACATTCACGCATAAGTGTTCCAAACTCTTCAAAATACATATTATATTTTGGTGGTTCTTGTGCACTAATTCCAGAAAGATATGTGGACTGAATGATTCCACTCATTGCGTATTTTCTAAATGATTCGTTGGCATTAATCTTTGTGTCTGAAAGGGCAGATGAAAGAGTCTCTCCAACAGTAAATACACTATTTTGAGAATAGTTTTCTGAAAGTGCATAGATGTTTTCAAACATAACTCTTGAAGATCCACGGGTAAATAAAGCCATATTATTGTAGATTGGAAGTGGATCTGTATCATCAACAACTCTTATAAGTTTATTATTAATGTATAGGTAGAATCTTCTGAT